TGGCGAACCGTTGCCACTGAAACAATCTGTTAGACAAGGTTTAGCTTGGATTGGTCGATCGGCACTAGAAGGTTGCATAGATGATCTAAGTCGTTACGATCAAGCACTACAATGGACTATTAGACTACTAGAAAGGAAACAACAAGGTATTTATCAAATGGAAGGCTTGGGCGATCTATTTGCCGAGCAAGCTGATGATCAGGTATCGAAACGAATAAATCTAGTAGATTTGGTGCGTGGCAACCTAAATTCAGTGGTAGTTGATGCCAAAGATAGTTATACTATCGAAAACCTAGGTTTAGATGGTGTACAATCGGTTATTCAAGAGTATCAAACCGCACTATCGGCTAGTAGTAATATCCCTGTTGTTATTCTTTTCGGAAAGTCAACAACCGGCCTTAATGCTACTGGCGCTGGTGATCTTGAATCTTATTACGGCATGGTATCACACATCCAACAAGTAATTGCCAAGCCTTGTTTAGAGAAAATTATCTCACTTTTGTATATACAGCGTAGCTATACTGATAAACTACCCGATACTTGGCATATTGTATTTAATCCACTATGGGTGCCAAGTGAAATCGAGGTAGCAACTACTAACAAAACGAATCAAGAAGCCAATAATACTGAAGTAACCATGTTGATGACATTGTTAACCAATGGCATCATTAGTCCAGATGAAATTCGCAAGATAATCGTTAACAAATACGTTGAATATGAGTTTCCTGACGAAATTCCGGCGGATGCTGGCGGAATTGATTATGCGGAAGGTGTAGATACTACACAACTAGACGTTCCAGAAGAAGAATCAACTAATGCGACCGCGTAAACCGATTATTCCAATGAAATACCCTGTCGGCCAGGAGTGGGCCTATCGGCGTATTTTGTTGAAAATGAATAATCAGTATAAATTGTTACTTAAGAGGTATATGTCGCCACAAGTACCACTTATGGCCGAGGAAGCTACTGCAACGAATTTGCCAACTGGTGAAGTTAGACAAGATGCATATACTGGCTGGCAGGATAGACTAGATAAGACTATGCGACGTATCGCTGACAAAATGACTACGCATACTAATCAAGCTATTAAAGAAATGCAACGAGTAGGACCACAAGTAAATGAATACAATAAAGCTCAATGGAAACGATTGATGCGGTCGCAGTATGGAGTTGATCCAACTAAGGAAAATTCCGAAAAGTATCGGTCGTTACTTGGTAACTGGTCACGCAACAATTCGTTGCTGATTAAGGATATCCCGTTTAAGACCAGTAACCAAATTGCTGCCCAAACTAGGGAAGCACTAATACAGGGAACTAACCTAAAAGACCTAACGAAACAAGTTTTTGATATAATGTCGGAACGAACAGAAGTGAGTGATAGTCGCGCAACCTTAATAGCGCGTGATCAGGTTGCCAAGCTTAATGGCGAACTAACTAAAGAACGTCAACAAGATATTGGCGTAGAAGGTTACATTTGGCGAACAGTTGGTGATGAACGGGTAAGAGAATCTCACGAAGAAGTAGATGGGCAATACTTTAGTTGGGATAATCCGCCTAGCGAAACGGATGATAATCACCCAGGTGAAGATTATCAATGTCGTTGCTGGGCAGAACCAGTATTGCCAGAGTTTGTAGCGTTTGAGGCGTCATTACTGGAAGAAGTAGAATAATGCCAGTTCGTTATGATGTAATTGAGCTAAAAGCCGATGTTACAGCGGAAGGCTGGATCATCGACAAGCCAGTTATTACGCGCGCCGGTATATTCAAGTATCATGATAGTAAAGGTAAAGTAGTAAGAGAATATCGGCCAGAAGATGAAGTATTCAGCGCAGATAGCTTGAATTCGTTGCGTGCTATTCCTATTACTGATGGTCATAATGGAATTCTCACCATTGACAGTAATCTAGATGGGATTATTGTTGGTAATGTAATGTCTTCCGGGGAAAAACTGAATGAAAACAATGTAGTTGCTGATATAGTTATTCACAATGTAAAGAAAATCGGTAACAAACGTGATCTTTCGCTAGGCTATGTCTGCAAGATTGACGAAACTCCTGGCGAGTATAACGGTCAACCTTATGATTGTATCCAACGTGGAATAAAATACAATCATTTGGCTGTTGTACATAAAGGTCGTGCTGGTAACGCGAGAATTAGACTAGATAGTGAAGATCGCAGTTCTTTTCCTACGGAGGATGACATGGCAGAAGTTACACTAGGGAAAGTCCGTTTTGATAACGGACTAGAATATGCTGCCGCTAATGAAGTGGTAGTAAAGTTCAAGGAAATGCTTGAAGAAATTGTTTCGTTGAAGACTCGTGCTGATAAGGCTGATGCACAAGTCGATGTTGCTAAGGCTGCACTTGTTACCGCAAAGCAAGAACAAGAGAATGCAGTAAAACTGGCGAATTCCTCCGCCAGGAGTCGCGTTAAGCTTGAAGACAAAGCGGAACAACTGTCAATTAAGTTTGATAGTAACGCTAGTGATCGTTCTATTAAAGAATTGATCATTAAGAAGCTTGGTAATGATCTGGACTTTACTGATCGTTCCGATGATTATGTAGATTCTGCATTTGACATTACTATTGCTAATGCAGATAACAAGAATACTAAGACTGCTGATCAAAAGACTAAGACTGTAACGAAACAAGATACCAGTAATTCTGGTACTTCCTCAATTGATGCTAGGGCGAGAATGATTGCTCGCATCCGTGGTGAAAAGGAGGCTGCATAAATGTCATTCTCGATTAGTAACAATGTTTATGCTAACTATATGGCTCCGGCCTTTGTTGGCATGAAAGAAGATAGTATGGACGATAACGTCGATACTTTCGCTGCTAGCGATCCGGCGCTTGGCGTTACTATTGGTGTTGCAGTACAACGTACTGGCGCTGGTGCAATGACTATTAAGAATGGTGCAAGTGCTACACTTGGCGTTGGTGTTGCACTACATGATCATATCTATGGTTATCTTGGCCAGTATCCGGATAAGACTGCGGTATCGGTACTAACACGCGGTCGTTGCTGGGCCGCTGTGGATTCTGGCACTGGTATTAATGATGGTGTAGCTTGTAAAGCCGATGCTACTACAGGCAAGTTTAATACTACTGGCGTTGCAGTAACGAATGCAGTATTTCGTTCGCAAGCCATTAGTTTGTTGAACGCGGATGGTGTAACTACTACACTTGCTGCTGTTGTAGAACTTCACAATCCCAACGTTTAACATCATTAGTTAGGGGAAACAAACTATGCCTGGGCCACTGGAACACATTCATTACGATGAATCAGATGTAGCAATGTTGGCCAATGCGCCCATTGTTAAGAATAATTTTCGTGAGGATGCCGATACAATTTTTCTGGCACGTCAGCTAGATTATGTGCGCTCTACTACTTACGATCGGCAGCTTCCTGCAACGAATGCCGATGCGCTAGTTCCGGATGATACTAGTATTCCGGAATGGGCTGAAAACGTTACTCAATATGCATACGATATGGTTGGTATGGCGAAAGTTGTATCAAACTATGCAGATGACCTACCGCGTGCAGATGTCAGAACGGTGTCGCGATCTGTTGGTGTTAGGACTCTTGGTGATAGTTACGGTTATAATATCAATGAGTTGCGCGCTAGTCGCGCTCAAGGTATTGGGCTAGATAGCAGAAAAGCTGCCGCCGCCAGGAGAGCAATGGACCTTAAAGTTATGTCCATTAAGCTAAATGGCGATACTATGTATGGTTTGTATGGATTGTTTACACATCCTAACATTCCTGTACAAGTATTGCCGGTAGTTGGTGATTGGACAACTCTTACTGGTGATCAAATCCTTACTAATCTTATTGCTTGGGTAACAGGTTATCAGAACCAAGTAAAAGGAACGCACGCGCCAACTCATCTTGAATTGGCACCAAAAGCGTTTACTGCCGCATCGACTAAATTCATTACTGCGGCGGGTAGTATGGTTACGCCGATGATGTGGTTTCGTTCGCAGTATCCGAATATTACAGTAGAGAATATTTGGGAACTTACTAACGCTGCATCTAGCGGAACTAAGGATTTGGGTCTACTTTACGAGCGCAGTGCGGAAAACATCGCGCATATGTATGTTATGCCGTTTTCGCAACTTCCTCCGGAAGCACGCAATCTAGAAATCGTTACTGATTGTATTGCTCGTTCTGGTGGCGTTAACATTTTCTATCCGCTTGCACTACTTTCTGCCCTTACTACTTAATGCCAAGTAAAAGCAAAGCCCAAGCTAAGTTTATGCGTGCAGCAGCGCATAGTAAAGGCTTTGCTAAGAAAGCTGGTATTTCACAGAAAGTAGCTAAAGAATGGAGTAGTGCCGATAAGAAACGCGGCACGAAACAATTGCCTAGTAGAAAGGGTAAGTAACCATGCCTACAGTTGTTAATAAAACTGAACGTCTTATCAATACTCATGATATGACGCCCATCCCGCCAGGAGTTGCAACGGAAATTTCCGATGAAGCGTTGGCTAACGCAACAATTGCACAAGCTATTACGGATGGTTTCTTGGAAAACACCAGTGAACCAGCCGGAACACGTATTGGTGCCAAGACAGAACAACCAAATCAGCAACAGCCCAATCAGCAGCGAACCAATCCGCCCAATCCAAATCAGTCAAACCCCAATAAGTCATAAGGAACGGCGCATGGTAGAACGCTTCAATAAACCTACAGTAAAAGGCGTTATTACTAGTCCGCAACAGGCTTATTTGTTGAATCCTGGTAATAACAATATTTTGGTTAATCGGCTAACTACTGTTGCCCATATTACGCCTACTATGGCAACAAATCTGCCACCAGTACAGCAGGCATCTTCTGCTGGTCGTTCTGTTAGAGTAAAAACCCGCTAATGTCGGAACGCGCACAGATCAGTGAAACGCCACCACATTATGACGTTGTGGTGGCGTTTATGACTGTTTTCTTTCCGCAATACTTTGATCCTGACTCGCCTAGTTATGTCGATCCAGAAATAATAGAGCAATTGATTTGGTTAGCTGAAGAAGCTAGACCGTGGTGTTTACCGGAAGGTAGACAGAATTTTGCCCAAGCTATGTATGCAGCATATTTAGTATCATTACGCAGTGAGACTAGTTCTGGACAAGCAAGTATTCCAGTAGCTGGTCCAATTGTTTCGGAGAAAGAAGGCGATATTCAAGTAAACTATGGAACATCAGCATCTGGTGGTGAATCTAGTTCTTCATCAAAACGACCAGCTTCTGATCCGTGGGATGCTTGGAATAAACTATGGATGACTTGTGCTAGAGGCGCGATTACCACTCGTTTCGGTGATCCGATGCGTAATGGAGTTACAGTAAGTAATGAATTGGTAGTAAGAGCTAGAGCAATATGACAGTAAAAGTAATAGATAAAGACTTAGGCTATAAACGCATTGCTTTGAACTTCAAGGAATTGAAGGGCAAAGGGGTTAAAGTAGGTATCATGGGCAGTCAAACTGCCGATGGTACTTCTATTGTTGATTATGCTACTTATAATGAATTCGGCACCGCAAGGATACCAGCTAGACCATTTATGACTATTACTGCTGATGAGAACCGCGATAAAGTGCAGCAATTTACTGGTCATTTGGTCGGTCGGATGATCGATGGTAAACTAGATTCCACTAGTGTATTGAAAAACTTGGGGGAATGGTATCAAGCACAAATGCAACTAAGTGTGCGAACCGCGAAAGATTGGGCAATACCCAATGCACCAAGTACCATTGCTATGAAAGGTTCTAGTTCACCATTGATTGATAAAGGTAGACTAGTGCAAGCTATTCGTTACGAAATAGTTGGTGACACCAAGAATAGTGCCAGTGTTACTGCTAAACCAAGTAAGTATAGTGAAGGCGCAGCTAGATTGGCGTCAAGACTAGCAGGCATGAAGTAGTGGCAACATCGTTCCGCAAACCATTTCAAGTACTGAAGCGGAATATTGGCTATTTTTCCAATGGTATTTACCATATAGACGATCAAGCTGGCACAATCGTTACTGTGCAAGCTACCATCCAAATGCCAAATGTTGGCGATAAGATGAAAATTGACGAATCGCCTTATGGTAGGCGAGCTTCTCGTTATATTACTGTTTATACTGATACTCGACTAAATTGCGTGCAACAAGAAATTGAAGGAATGCGTAATGCTTACGCTGGCGACATAATTTTCTATGATGACTCACAATATCTGATTTTCGCTGAATATGACTATACTATGCTTAGTCGTTCTAGAAGTACAAGTGTCTCCCACTGGAAATATCTCGCTTGCGAGACAATTGAAGGATTTGTGGCAGAAGTGGCACCATGATACCTAAGCTATATGATTTGATCGATCACGCCATCAATACTGTTGGCCAGGAGAGCATTCAAATCATCTGGTCGTTCCAAAATGCTGTTAGAGTTAATAAGCCGTATATTACACTAAACTATACTGCCGATGATCTACCTGATCATGAGTGGTATAGTAATAAAGTAGATTATCGTGGCTTCAGAACAATGTCCTCCTGGCGTAAAGCTGTGGTGGATTTGCAGGTATATGCTGCACATGATTCATTGCGTTTGGCAAATAAACTATCACAACTACTAGCAACTGAAGCAAGTCTAGAACAACAGCAAAGACTAGATGTATCGATCGGTAATCGATTGATGCTGCAACGAATTCCGGCACTGTTGAATAACTCGCAATATGAAGATCGGGCGATTTACCACTTTGATTTCTACTATACCGAAAACTTCGATGAAGACGTAGGCTTTATTGCCACTGTAGTTATCGAAGGCGATTATAGTGGATCACTAACTAATGTAACTTGCGAAGAAACAATAACTGTTCCGTATATAGACCAAGATTTGCCGCATCTTCAAATAACTATTTGGGATGATTTGACTACTTCATGGGATGGCAGGACTACTTTGTGGGAGTGATTGCTTAATGAGTAGTCAAATCGATGTTACTAAACCGACAACTGGTAAAGCATATACTGTTGATGTGCGTAATAATTTCACGGTAATAAAGAATGAAATTGAATCGCTACAGAACCAGATTGCGGCTATTCCTCCACCTGTCACGCCAGGAGAAACTGGTGACTTTCTTCCAATTACTGGTGGAACGTTAACTGGAACGTTACGTGTTGAGAGTAATCTTGGTGATACCTCTCAGCAAAATATAGAAATCGTTTCCACTAGTCCTGATCTACCAACTCCGCCAATGCTTAAATTGTATGGTGCTTATGGTGGCGGAACAATGTTTGCTGGACCATGGGGTGGTCTAGCAATTGGTTCGATTGATAATGATACGGGAATGTTATCATCTCGCCCTTGGGCTATGGAAATTGCTAATAATGATTTGTTGTTTAATGCTCCCGGCTATACTGGTAATATAGTTCGCGGTAGTGGTGGTAACGAAATTGTTTTTAATGCGAACCAATATGGATTTTTTGGAGCAAACCAATTCTTTGTTTCTACTCCAATGTTCTCTATATCGGGGATGCCGACTGTCCCGCAAGTAGACCCTAATACATTATGGAATAATAACGGCATAGTAAATATTGGCGCTGGTGGATCAAGTGGTGGTATTCCAGAGGCACCATCTGATGGAATTACTTACGGAAGAAACAATGCAGTTTGGACCGCTATAGAAACAGGTGGTGGCGGTCTAACACAAGCTGATGCAGATGCTCGTTACTTTAAGCTAGTTGGCGGTACAATAACTGGTCCAACTTTCCTTAATGATAATCTAACACTGACCAAAACTAATGCATATCCAGTGCTTTACTTCTTTATCAGTGCAGCATCGGAAGCGCAAATACTTTCGTCAATCGATGGTAAATCAGATTGGAATATTCGTTTTGGTAATAACCAGTTTGCTATAGTTCGCCACGATGCTTCTGGCATAATACTTGATAGACCTATTGTAATCGAAAAAGCAACAGGTATAGTTAAAATGGCTTTCTTGCCTACTGTAGCTCCTGCCGTTTCTGGTGCGTTATGGCGCGATCCAGTAACAAATGCTCTAATGGTTGTTCCGTAACAAGGAGAAAGAATAAATGGCTAACATTGATCGTATCGTCCAAGTATCTATTGCACTACGAACTGCTGGTATTACCTCGGCAACCTTTAGTGATTTGTTGCTATTTGGCACATTTACTAAGCCTGGTGGTAGCACAGCTAATGTATATATCATTACTGATCCAGATGAACTACTGGACACTTTTGGTATCGTCAATACTGATGATCCAATGTATCAGGCGGCATCTACGTTCTTTAGTCAGATACCACATCCGCCACGCTTGTTTATTGGTTTCGATGCCAATTCGGGCGATGTTGGCGTAGATTTGGCCGCATTGTCTAATGAAAATAATGATTGGTATGGTCTTTGTAACGTTAAGCATGATAGCACGCAAGTACTCGATATTGCTGATTGGGTAGAAGCCCATGAAAAGATTTTCGTTACTACACTGCATGATAGTGTAGATATTTCTGCACCACCAACCGATACTACTTCGATAGCACATAAATTGATGGAAGGTAATTATTTCCGTACTGCTTGGTGGTGGAATCCTAGCCTAGTTGAATTTCCTGATGTCGCTATTGCATCGAAAATGTTCACCAAATATCCCGGCCAGGAGACTTGGGCTAATCAACGCCTACAAGCTGTTACTTCTACTTTCTTGAATGAAACTACTTTCAATAACATCTATGCTAAGAACGGTAATACTTTTGAACCGTTCCGTAACGTTTCCATTACTCAGAATGGTAAGACTTCTGGTGGCGAATGGATTGATGTAATAAGGTTCCGCGATTGGTTGTGTGAGGAAATAAAAGTTACGATCTTTCAACAGATGATCGATAACCGTATTCCTTATACTGATCCGGGTATTGCGATTATTCGTAGTAGACTACAGCAAGCTTTGGATCGTGGCGTAAATCGTGGTGGTATTGCGCCTCCGGAAGTTGATATCGAAGGTAACTATGTGCCGAGTTATACAATTTCCGTTCCACTATCAATGACGATTTCGGCCAATGACAAAGCGAACCGAATCTTGCGCGATGTATACTTTACTGCCAGACTTGCTGGCGCTATTCATGTTGTGCAAGTGCAAGGGACGCTGACTTACGAAAATCTTGCTGTTAGTGCAGCAACCGCAGCATAAGGAGGAATAATACATGCCGGGTATTCGTACTTATAATGCAGCAAGGGTCGTGGTGATTTACAACGGATTTAATATCACGGGGTTTGCTGACGGTACATTCATCAACATTACTATGCAGAATGATGGTATTACTACGCAAGTTGGTGCGGATGGAGAACTTGCCAGAGCAGTTAACGCTGACCGACGTTGTACAGTCACAGTTACACTACAGCAAACATCTCCTGCTAATGATTTTCTTTCTACAATGTTTGCTGTTGATGCTCTTACTTGTGGTGGGCGTATTGGTCCTATACTAGTACAGGATCTTTGTGGTGATACTTTGTTTGCCGCATCGGAAGCGTGGATCGTTAAGCCTGCTGATATTGAATTTGGCAAGGAAGTAACGACTCGCGCATGGGCAATTCATACTGGTGCTCCTGGCGTATACCTAGTAGGTGGTAATGCGGCAACAGGTTAATTGTTATGCCTGCGGCTGATCAGAAACGGGTAGAATTTGTACTAGATAACGGCAACAAATTCTTTATAAGACGTTACGATGCGTTTCTTTCGTTACGAATACTTGGTGAAGTGCAGAAACGATTTCTTTCGCCATTTGCTGCAATAATGGACGCAAGAAGTGGTAATAGTAATGGTATCGATGGTGAATCGGTAGCAATTGATAGGCTATCGAAAAGTCTAGATGGCGACTCACTAGTTGACTTGGCTAAGAAAGTGCTAAATCCTGATTTTGTTTCTGTAATGATTGATGATGATCCACCAGAACGCATTGACGAAGGTTTATTAAACCGCGCCACTGATAGTGTCTACGATGTGGTAGCTGTTATCTACAAAGTATTGGAGGTAAACTACAAAGAGCTTTTTACGCGAGGCAAAACCCTTATTGGCGAGGCAACGTCACCTACGGCACAGCTTTAGGGGTTTTGCGAGAAGATTTCGCAGAAGAACTGATAATTTGGCGACCAGTAATGGAAGGCTTAGTTTCATTAGCCGATGTAAAAACTGGACTGATTGACATAATCGACTTGACTAAGCTTAATTCGCTAATGGATATGAAGGCGGCTTACGAGCAAAAGTCTATGGCAGACGCTCAAAGGAATTAGTTAATTTGGCAGTTGTCCGCGAACTCATTACGCTACTGGGAACTGAGGTAGATACCTCGGGTTTTCAACAGTATGAAGCTGGCATTGCGCGGCTCAAGTCACTTGCAATCAATGCTGCCAAATTCATTGGTATTGCATTTTCAGTTGATAAAATTATAGAATTCGCTGACGGACTCGTTACGGCAGGGAAAGAAATAAATAAGTTATCGGCGCAATTAAAGGTCATTGCCAGACCGTTCGATGACATGGCCGCCGCCCAGGAGAAAGTCTTTGAGACTGCACAACGACTTGGTTTGTCTTATCGGGATGTATTAGCCACTTATAAAGAATTTCAGAACGAAATGCGGGAAACCACTGTTCCCGCTAATGATATTGTTGCTGCTACTGAAAACATTTACAAAACGTTACAAGTAAGTCGCATCTCTGCTGAAGGCATGACAGAGGCGCTGGATTTATTTAATCGTTCTTTCCAACGTGGTTCGTTTCGATCAGTTGGTATCGGTAGATTACAAGATATATCATCCAAGACATTTGATGTATTAGCGGATTACTTCGCTAAAGAACAACATCAAAACGAAACTCGGGAAGATATGATGCGCCGGCTTGCCAAAGCTGGTAAGGTAACTGCCGAAGCAGTTGTTGCTGCTTTTAGTAAAGCTAACAAACAACTCGATGAAGAATGGAGTAAAGTTCCACAAAAGCTAGATAAAGCTTTTGTTAAAATCTACAATGATTTGTCTGAAGTTACGGCGCGTATATACAAAATGACCGATGCCTCGGTGTTTATGGGCCGAGTCGTTTGGAACGTTTGGTCAACATTACGCAATGGTCTTAAGTGGTTAGTTGATGCAGTCGGTGGACTAGAAAACGCCATAAGATTACTTGGCATTACTTTGGCGCTTGTATTTGGTCCAAAACTACTTCAAATGCTGGCGTTTGCTACTGCATCTTTGCTTAGATTTGTCTATACAAGTTGGGCGGCAGTATTACCTTGGTTAGGTATGGCGGCGGCAGTTGCTGCTGTTGCAGTTGCGATTGAAGATTTAGTTGGTTGGATGCAAGGAAGACGTTCTTTAATTGGAACGTGGGTAGGACCATTTAAAGACTTAAAGGAAAACTTCAAGAATTTAGATATCTTTGCTGGTTTTCGTACTCTTAAAGATATATTTACTCTTGATTTTGAAGCCTTCAAGAAAGACTTCAAGATATTACGTGAAAGCACTGAAGCTGAAGTATTGCTTATCGTTGCGGCTATTGGCTCAATTGGTATTGCACTATTCTTATTATTGCCGTTAATTCGAGGGGTTAGAGGCGCATTCAAACTACTAACACCAGCCGTTAAAGAAACTGCTAGTGCAGCAAAAGGTGAAGCATTACCGGGAACTGGTGGTAAAACTACTGGTAAACCCGGTGTTGTTCCGGAAGTATTACCCGGCACTCCTGGCAAACCGAGTGTTAGTGTAACTCCAGAAAGAAATCCGTGGACCGGCGAACCGATTAAGATTACGCCAGCAGAAGTTGGTCCAGGGTTTATGTCGCGGATTGGTGGTTTCACCAAGAATTTAGTTAAAGGTGGTTTAGCTAGTCTTGGCTTTACTTTGTTTGATATTGCCGCTGATAAACTCGTTAATGAGCCAGCATTAGGCGAAGGTTTTATAGATCGTTTCCGCAAAGGTTTGAGTGGTGGTATTGCTGGTTTCGTTGCTGAAATGCTTAATCCAAAGGAGATTGTTACTGGAGTTGGTAGTTTACTACCACCAACTGAAGTATTGCCAGAACAACAGAAACCGAAGTGGCAATCAGATATTGAGAATTACTTGAACCAACCGACAACATCAGTCACGCCAGGAGCAATGGGACCGCCCGTTGCGCCTACTCCAGTTAGTACTACTGTTGCGCCAACATTTAATCAAAACATTGGAGGTATTAGGATCGAAACAACTCTTGATGCAGAACAAATTGCTAAAGTATTGGGTAGTCGCATTACTGCTATGACTACTGATTTGTTTAGTTCTTTTACTAGGGATATGCAGACTACTGCGCCTAGAGTAGAAGCGGCGACGCAAAACTAATGAATTTTTCCATGTTCTTTGCGATTGGTCAAAGCAAGTTAGGTTACTTGTCGCTTGATGTATTGGTGTCAGAGAGCCTATCACTACCAAGTAAAGTTACTGAATATCCAGTAGAAGATGGTAACGAAGATATTTCGGATCACATCACTGCTGGTAACGAAGAATTAACTATCTCGGGATCGATAGCATCAGGTAGTGCATTTGGCATTGAGTTTGGTTCGTTGTGTTACTCTAAAATGATCGATGCGATTGATCAACTAAGAACGATGCATAAAGAACGTAAAGTAATAACTATACAAACAGGACTTGGTAAATATGAAGACATGGCATTTACTGCGCTTACACTAGAGCGGAATAATAGTCCTGCTACTGGCGGGCAATGGTTGAATATCAACGCAACGTTACGCAAGATTAGAAAGGTTGCGTTAAAGCAAGCAGATTTACCACCAGATAAAGCAAGTACTGATCCGAGTGCTTCTGGCGCAAAAGGTAAAACTGGTAAAACTCAAGCAAAAGGCGGATCAAGTGGTAATGCGGCTGATCCAAGTAATCCTACCGTCGCAGCTAGACTTAATGATGCGGCAAAAGCTAAAACTGGGTTAAGTGGTGCTGGTCCATTAAAGGGATATTAACTAGTGTATGTCCTTGAAGTTATTGATGCAAACAGTCAAGCCATTGAGGCAACGCTTGATGATATTCTATATTATATCATTTTGGATTGGAATGAATCTGGTCAATACTGGACGATGGGCATTAGAAATTCGGCTTATGAAACGTTGATCAATGGAATTTCAGTTTCGGCAAACTATCCATTAACTTATCAGTTTCGTTATTCCGACATGCCGCCAGGAGAATTGTGGGTCGGCAGTTCACACTATAGAAGTGGTCCAGTTCCGCGAGATGGATTTAGTTCGGGTAGATATCAATTAGTTTATCAGACACAACAAGACTTGTTTGATTTGGGTTTACTGCCGGATTACGGATTTACTGCCAGTGCTGTTTGACCGTGTATATAAATTATTGGTCGGCAAGAAAGGTAGCAGTCAAGGGCTAGAAATAACCGAATTGCGTATCCAGTTTGAAATTACTAAGACGGCAAAGAAAGACCCTAACAAGAGTAGTATTCGTATCTATAACTTGCGGAAAGAAACTAGAGCAGAACTAGAGAAACCGGATACACGATGCTTATTATATGCTGGTTACAAAGATGAAGCGGGCGCATTACTTATCTTCCAAGGTGGTGTTACCTTTTCATGGACCAAATACGAATTGCCGGATGTTATTACGGAACTTGAACTTGGAGATGGTGCGGCAGAAATTCGTGACACAACAATATCGGTTGGCTATGATAAAGGGGTTAAATCTACGCAAGTGCTTAATGATGTATCGAAACAAATGGGTACTCCATTAACCTTGCCGAAAGACATACCCGAAAGAATTTGGCAGAACGGATTGTCTTATTTTGGTTCTGCAAGAACACTACTTGATAAAGTAACGAAGGGTTCTGAACTGGAATGGTCAATACAAAACGGCAATTTGCAAGTAATCAAGAAAGGTATGGTAACTACTAGGCAAGGTATAGTATTATCGGCTGACTCTGGCTTAATTGGTTTTCCGGAACATGAACGGAAAGCTAATGAAGGCACAACTGAAGTAAAAGGCGCTGATAAGAAGAAGAAAACTGTTAGCACACCAGCGAAACATTACGATGGCTGGAGTGTAAATTCACTACTAATGCCAGAGGTAAATCCTGGTGATCGAGTTAAACTAGAGTCGCGGGCAGTTAATGGTATATTTCGTATCCAAGAACTAAAGCATAAGGGCGATAGTCACGATGGCGACTGGCAAACTGAAATGAAACTAATTGATCCTGCCGCGCCACTAACCGAAGAAAAGTCTAAGTCTAAAGGAGGTACACATTCGCGTGGTAAGCCAATCGATGAAGATGAAGTGGAGGAAAAATAATGCTTTCTGATCCACGTGAAGGTATTCGATTGATTATCGAATCTACTGTATCAGAGATGGTTAATACTAGTATGCCTGCTAGTATTATGTCCTATGATGCAACGAAGAATAGAGCAGTAATTAAACCTGATCTACCGAAACGATTGGATAATGGTGAAGCACTAGAATCGCCTAAAGTAGTAGAAATTCCGATAGCTTGGCCATCCGCATGTGGTGGTAAAGCTTCACTAACAATGCCGTTGCAAGCTGGTGATCCATTAGTTAACATTGTTCAGCAACGATCATTGGAGGGGTGGTTAGATGGTAAAAGAACAATGCCGGATGATCCTCGTCAATTTGATATTAGCGATAGTATTGCTATACCCGGTGGCGGTCATACTGGAACTGTTGGACATGCTGAAGACGTAGTATTAAAATTTGACAAGTGTTCGTTGGTATTAAAGAAAGATGGATCAGTTGTTTTAGGTAACGATAAAGCATCTATTATCATTGATAATGGTGGTAATATGACTATCAAAGCTAACAGTATTGCGATCGATACACCATCTAACAAATTTACACTACAAACGCATCGCCACCCAGGAGTACAACCGGGTTCTGGCACTACGAGTCAGCCAGTATGAGTTATGATTTAGCATTGAATAGACTAGATCATGACATGGTATTTTATGAAATACCAATTGTTGCGAAACCGACACCATTAAGTGTGTCTGGATACAGTAATGTTACTAAGTATACTATATGGCCAATCAACAATGCGGATAAAGTAGCGCAACAAATTAAGATGAACTTGCTATCATTTCTTGGGGAATGGTTCTTAGATGTAACGTATGGAGTGCCATACCTTGAAGAAATCCTTGTTAAAAACCCACGCATGGCTAGTGTCGAAACGATTTTGCGTAGTCATATATCGTCTGTGCCTGACGTTATTCGTATTGACCATCTTGGTCTTAGTTGGGATCGTCAAAAGCGTTATCTATTTGTGGAATTTGCCTGCACTACTAATTTGGGGCCAATCAAAGAAAGCGTGAAACTGGAGATATTCCGCCGTGAGTGATCTTGTTAACCAAACGGAATATGGTGTATTGCCAACTGGTTTCTCGCGGATGCGATTGCCAGAGATTAGGCAACAGATAATCGATACGTTACAGTCAACTACTGGATTGACGTTTGAAACGCGACCGGATTCAATAACCGGACAGTTTATTAATGTATTTGCGGAACGTGAAGCTACATTATGGGAATTGGCGGAATCGGTTTATCACGCGATGTATCCTATTTCTGCCACTGGCGTTAACCTTGATCATTCTGTGTCTTTTGCTGGTGTTAGAAGGCTGTTTGCTCAAAGGTCCACTGTCTGGTGCGCTTGCTACGGAGTAGAAACAACTATTATTCCAGCAGGTAGTATAGTTCGTAGTTCATTGACGCAAGATAACTTCTTGCTTAATGAAACAACTACGATATCACGACAAACTGCGATCGATGCTACTGTTGCAGTAATGACCGCAGTAGTTGGTGAAGAATACTGGATTAGAGTTGATCAGTCGATTTATCGTTACGTTGCAGTTGCTGGTGATAGTGCATTAACTATCGCACAATCGTTGTTTACGCAACTCCTGGCGGGTTCATTTATCATTTCGATTGACGCTAATGAAATCCGCATATATGGTATTGAGTCTATTTCGTTTGCATTGCAAATCTCTACCAATATTGAACTGAAGATAATTGGTTCTATTGGTAACTTTACCGCAGAAGACTATGGCCCATCGGAAGTGCCAGAGAATACGGTTAATCAGATCGTTACTACTATGGATGGATGGACTAGTGTAAATAACTATGTCCCTGGCCATCTTGGGCGTAATCTAGAAACCGATGATGAACTAAGACTTCGTTATGATAAAGGTGTATTTATACTTGGTGCAGCTACTCTAGAATCTATCAGAGCGACACTAGAACAGAACGTTACTGGTATACTTGCAGTGCAAGTTTACGAGAACGAAAATGATGTAGTAGATGCGGATGGCAGACCACCACATTCGATAGAAGTCATTGCATATGGTGGTGATCCGCAAGACATTGCTGATCAGATATACTTAACTAAAGCGGCAGGGATCGATACGTTTGGTGATATCATGGTGTTGGTTACTGACAGTGTTAATTACCAACATGATATATTCTTCAATCGGCCAGTTCCAGTGTATATTTGGGTTGATGTAACTGTAACGTTGTATAATGAAGAACAATTTCCGGATGGTGGTGTGCCACAAATCCAATTGATTGTTACCGAAACAGGTAATAATTTTGGTATTGGTAAAGATGTTATCGTGCAACGGTTCTTTGGTCCAATATACTCTAACGTTTCGGGTATTGGTAGTCTAGATATCAAAGTTGCCAGAGCCGCTGATGTTAATGCCATTCCTGCACCGGAAGACTATACTTCTAGTAACATTCCGATTTCAGCTAGAGAATTATCACAGTTTGATGTAACGAAAGTAATGGTAACAATACTGGACGCGAGGAATTTACGCAATGCCAGATGATACTGGCTTGTTTGATGCACTACTGCCAAGTGAAGGGATGGCAGATAAATTGCAATTTCCGCATGATCATGCGGAGATTGCATGGTCACATTTCCTGGCACAGCATATTGGTAAAGTAAATACTGAGAACTTTGTTCGCGCGTTCTATAATCCACTCAATGAACTAGACAATGCATTAAACGATCTATACACAAAACGTTGGTTATATACTGCGGAAGGAAAACAACTAGACGGTATCGGTTCGATTGTTGGTATTACTCGTGAAGTAACCAACAGTGTATATCTACCATTCTTTGGTTTCTGGTCGCAACCATCTGGCCGGGGTTTTGGCCAAGCTAGAATGCGCCGCAAGCGTGAACCTTATGCGGCAAGTAGTTTCTTAGGTGATATTGACTATCGTGTTGCAATAGGAATGAAGATTGCCCTAAACAACGGGCATGGTACTGCCGAAGAAATAATGCAAGCAGTTAATCTTTCGTTGGGAGTCGTTGGCACTAGAGTACTTGACTATGGTAATGCTAATGCGCGTATCTACATCGATGATTTTATACTACCAAATGATCCACGTTATTCTATTCTGTTAGACCATCTAGCCAAAGCGGCTGGTGTTAAACTCTGGCCATACTTTGTTGACAATACTCATACATTTGGTTTTCTTAATCAACAAATCTATTACGGTTTTGATATCGGCATCCTCGCCAGGAGTCCAGGGTCAAACATTCCACCAATCGTTACTGTAATGAGTATTTGGGATCGAGGGGAAAGTATTTGGGATGGTGGGCATAGCGTATGGGATGTTAAAGGAACTATACCATGACTAGTTTGATTGATAGTACCAAGCCGGTCTATGGTAATCCAACAACGCAAAGTGTTAGAGATAATTTTCTTCATGCTTACGATGAAATAACAGATTTACAGTCTAGGACTGCATTAGCGCCATTCCTGCCAACGGCTGGCGGGTTAATGAATGGCCCTATTACTATGCAAACTGATCCATTAAATCCTATGGAGGTTGCAACTAAACGTTACGTTGACGACATAGTTTTTGGTGGCAGTGGCACAGTGCCAGATGCTCCAACCGATGGCATGTATTATGCGCGCGGTTATACTGTTGGCGGTAATACTTGGTCACATGATCCGTTGTTTGCTAGCGTGCATATCGGTCCCAATTCTGCTACTGATCGCTTTCGTATTGGCAGTGATGCCACCTATAACTTTATCAAGTTCTCTCCTGGCAATGACTTTCTAAGATACAATCCAACCAACAATACATTTGGTATCGTAAGAAACAATATTGTTGTTCAATCGTGGACCGCAACTGATGCAGTATTAACTATACCACTAACACTCCCTGGCAATCCAACCATTGCATTACATGCTGCTCCGAAACAATATGTCGATGCACAGATCGCTGCTGCAAGTTATGTTAAACTTGCTGGCGATACAATGACTGGTGCGTTGACACTAGTTAATCAATTAAAAATTAATGCTGTTAGTGATGCTAGAGTATCATTGTATTCGTCAGGCGCAGCAGCAGATAGCAAATATTTCGATATGTTTGTAGGACCAACTGGTTCGTTCTACATGCAGTTAGTTAACGATGCATTCAATGCAGGCGATAACTTTCTTACTGTATCACGCACTGGCTATAACGTATCAAGTTTGACACTGGATGCGCCTACTATTAGCTTGGTTGGAGAAGTTAATAGTAGTGCTAATATAAATGCTGCTGGTGATGTCCGTGGCAATGCCATACTTCCAGGGGCTATTGCAACCAATTACACATATGCCTTGTATGCTGACGCAACTTATCGTTACATTCGGTTTACAGTTGACAATTGGCGTCTATTGTTTAATGCATCAAATGGTATATTAAGTTATGACCATCCTTCTGGCGCTCAATTATTCCATATTGACTCTGGTGGCAATACTTGGCAGGCTGGTGGTGGGTCAGTAACTATTGGTCACGTTTATCGTAGTTTCTCCGGTAACTGGATTGGCTTTGGTTGGGATGGTGCTGCTAGTGCGCTCAACTATTACATTGATGGTGGGTTCGTCAATACAGTCGCTAGTCGTGGTTGGTGTAATGATATTTTTGCTACTTATACTTGGGTCAATACTTACTTCAAACCAGCTAGTGCATATACGCCTGATCAAAGTGTCAACTATAACTCTAGCCCAACATTCTGGACTGGAACATTTAGTGGAGACATATCTGCTGCTGGTAGTGTTGGTGGCATTAGCTGGCAAATGAAAATGGGTAGTGGTGGCAGTGGTCGCATTTTGCAACTATCCCCTAGTTGGTATTGGGACTGGAATGTTAACAATGGGGACATGCAATGGGTAACGCCTAATGGTCCATCACTTGTTCTGGGTGGAGATAGAAATTCGCATTTTCATGGCGGCAGTGTATATGTAAATGGTTCACGCATTGTTTGTTTGACTAATAATATCGGCATTAGTTATAATTCTGGCGCTTACAATTCTTCCAATACATTTCTGATGGGTTGGTCTAATTTGGTTGGAAGCCTTGTCACTATTAGTATCGACAATGGTGGTGCCGCATATGCAATTGCCAATGCCAGTGATGAACGATTGAAGTTAGATATTCAACCCAGTACATTCGATGCGCTTGCTACAGTTAATAAAATTCCGCTATTTGAATATGATTGGTTAGAGATGGATGATCCGTGGAAATTAAAGGAAGCTCGTGTCAAAAGTACTAAGAGTCCACTAAATTTACGCTCGCGAATTGGTATCATTGCTCAACGTTTGCGTGAAGTATTTCCCGAAGGAGTTAATGCAGGTGATGATTTCGATGATCATCTAGGACGTGTCTGGGGATTGGATCAAAATGTAATGATTGCATTACTACTTGGTTCTATCAAACAACTAACTACTCGTATCGAACAACTGGAGACTAGACAATGAACGTTGATCTACCTCAGGAAGCTTGGCAGAATATCCTTGCACTCCTGGCCAAGCAACCCTATGAAGTATCCGCGCAACTAATACATGGTATATCTAATCAGTTGCGTGAACAAGTAAAGCCTAACGGTAGTGGTGAAGCTTTGCATTCGATGAATACCCCGCCAGGAGCATAGTCTATGACTTCTGCGATTGATGTAAAAGTCCCTATTTATGGTGATCCAACTACTAAAAGTGTGCGGGATAATTTCGTTGCCGCACACGATGAAATAGGGGCATTACAAACTGATGTAGCTACCAAAGTCAATCGTTCCGGTGATACAATGCTAGGTTTTCTAGCATTGTATCTTGACCCTGAATTGCCTACTCATGCAGCAACGAAAAACTATGTCGATAGTAAAGTTGGTAGTGGTGGTAGTGGTGGTGCTAGTCTAACTGTTGCTGATACGCCACCAACTATTGCTAACGGCAAGATGTGGTTTGACAGTAACAAAACCCAATTATACGTTGGTTATGATGACGGAACTAGTTCGCAGTGGGTAATTGCTAACAATCCAAATGTGGTGACTACTGGCGCAATCAATACTGCACTGCAACCATCGTATAATAATGTTGGTAGAAACCTAATACATAACTCGATGTTTAATATACAACAACGTGGGTCTGGTGCTTTTACTGTAGGTGGATATACATCTGATCGTTGGTGGCAATGGTTTGTTGGTGGAACATTATCGACAACGATTAGAGCAACTACAGATGCAGAACGAACTGCCATTGGCGATGAAAGTTGTCGTTACTGCTTTCAATCATCAATGGTAATGGGAGCGCCTAATCAGCGTTTACCTGGTGACTATAAAGGGTTCAGTCAAGCCATAGAAGATGTGCGTAAACTTGCTGGTAAGACTGTTACTGTTAGTTTTTGGGCTACAGGTAGTGCTGGAATGAAATTGGGAGTTAGTATAGATCAACAGTTTGGAACTGGTGGATCAAGCGCTGTAGTTGGTGTTGGCCAAGCTGTTGCACTAACAACTACATTCAAGCGATACAGTTTGACGTTTGTGGTTCCAAGCATAGTAGGCAAAACAGTTGGAACTTCTAATGATAAAACTGATCTTCATTTTTGGTTGTCTTCCAGTTTCGCCTACTCAGTTCAATCTGGTAGTGTAGGCGAACAGTCTGGAACTATATCAGTATGGGGCGTGCAACTAGAAATTGGTAATGTAACTACACCATTAGAGAAACCAGATCCACAAGTTGATCTTGCTAATTGTAAACGTTTCTATCAACAAGCTGATATATATCAATCATGGTCAAATGGTGTGGCTGGTCATGGAACGCAAACCAGTTGTGCATTGCCTTATGGAATGCGTAGTAATCCTACATTAACAGTTATTGACTCCTCTGGAAATGTTAACGTAACAGGGTTTGGTCTTATTTGTGTAAATCGTCAGGGGAACATTATAGTTATCACTAATGGGACCGTAACGACATCAAACGCTTCTTCATATATTAATGCAGTATTCTCTGCATCAGCGGATTTATAATAATGTTTGATTTTCCTAACTCCCCAACTGTTGGCCAAGTCGTTACTGGTGGTAACGGTGCAGCATATCAATGGGATGGTGTAAAGTGGGATGCATCATCGGCTATTACTGGTGCTGCTGCTAACAATGTTGGTAGAAACCTAATACATAATGGATTGTTTAATATAGCGCAACGTGGTGGTGGACCATTTACTGGGCCTTATGGATTTAGCTTAGATCGTTGGAATATTGCTGGTGTTGGCGGAACAATTTCTGTTGCTCAGACAGCAGCAGGAGACTTTGATCGTTCTAGTATTGGTGATGAAGCAGTTAGTTATATTATTACTTGTGCTGGTGTAGGTGGGTCTGCTGCTGGCAATGCAACATTACTTGAACATCATATTGAAGATTTACGGAGGGTGACTGGCAAAACAGTTACATTAAGTTTTTGGGCTAGAGTTATTTCTGGCCCCGCAACATCAAAGCTTGGTATTAATGTTTATCTAGATTTTGGCTCTGGTGGTTCCGCCCAAATTCATATTACTCCTGCACAATCTATTACACTGGCAAGTGGATGGGCACGTTATGTTACCACTTGGAATATTCCAAGTGCTGCTGGTAAAACTTTCGGCACAGGAGGTAATAATTTCCTTGGTTTGCAGCTTTGGTTAAGTTCTGCTGATAACTTTGCTGGTATTGGTGTGCAGAGTTATACTTTGGGGTTGTGGGGAGTGCAACTAGAAATCGGTAATGTTGCGACACCGTTAGAGAAACCTGATCCACAAGTTGATCTTGCTAATTGCCAAAGATTTTATGAAATTGGCATCTTCTTCCTTGGTGGCAACTCTGTTGTTAGTATCGGCAATGGTTATGTTCAACCATTTCTTGTTAATAAGCGAGCCAATCCTACAATGACAACATCAGGAACGACGGTCGTTAATGTTACTGGTCAGGCATTATCTAACCCAACGCCATATGGATTTACAGTCTATGCTTCTGTAGTTGCAAACGGCGGCTATCAATGGGCTGGTAGTTTCGCCGCATCAGCAGATTTGTGAGGTAGCAATGGTAAAAGAATATCAACTAGTAACGACACTTCCTGGCATGACAATGCAAGTAGTGAAACGAGTAGCAGACAATGCTTTCATTCCGTTTGATGAAGGTAATCGCGACTATCAAGAGTATAAACAATGGTTAGAAGCGGGTAACGAACCTGATCCGCCAGGAGAAACTGCATGACTACTTCTAACAATAGGAGCATATACTAATGCCATCTTGGTGGGATCGTTTCGGAGAAGAATGGGCAAGACAAGGATTAACCGATGATCCTACCTTCGCTCAAAGTGATGCAGGTTGGGCATTTATTGGTCAAGCGCCGCCAACTGTTGAACAATTCAATACAATGTTCCAGTGGTCGGATGATAAAGACAATTGGTTGTATGGCCAAATAGCCAATTGTATTATTGGTTCTGGAGTAGAACCGGCTTCCAATGATTTGATGCAACTCTGGAATGCCATTAAGAGTTTGCAACGACGTAAACTTGAAGTGGATACGGCATTTTATGTTGATGCCATCAACGGTAACGATGCCACTGGTAGTGGTGAAGTAGATAATCCTTGGAAAACTATTAACGCTGCGATTAACTACATCTATACTTATGTCGATATTGCTGGTCGCAATTGTATTATTCAACTTGCTCCTGGCACCTATCCGCCAGCGTATCATTGGCAAACCATCAATGGTAACTTGATTATTCAAGGCGATCCATTGAATCCGCGCGCTTATATTATCAAAGGCGTTAATCAATGGGCAGTAGCAGTTGTTGCTGCTGCGGTCTTGTATATACAAGGCGTATCATTTGAAGCAACTGGACCAGCAACACCACAACCGTATCAACCTTACGGCGTTGGATTGTTTCTTGATCGTGCCGGTCTAGTATTGTATGATGCACTAGCTTTTGGCCCTTGTTCTTCTCATCATATACAAGTTGGCACGATGGGTTACTTACATCCGTGGCGTGGTGAAGCTACCACATATTCGATTTATGGTGGGGCTGGTGCTCACCATGTTGCTGCTGTTTATACTGGCGTAGTAACTATGGTGCGTGTTAAAGTAACGATTACTGGAAATCCAGCATTCCCTGGTGGATATTATTTGGCAACCAATAATGCTCAGTTGAACGTTTACGAAATGACTTATACTGGCACAGCTACTGGACCAAGATACTTTGTTAACCTTGGTGGAATGTTATTTAGTAGTGGGCAACTAAGTATCATTCCGGGTAATGCTGCTGGCGTTGTTGATTCAGCTTCATTTGGCTTTGTTAACTAGGAGAAGATAATGAGTGACGATAACAGACCGCAATTAGTGCATCCTGCGCTTGGTGCAGCACTTGATCCAGTAATACTTGAACAGATGGATCATTCATGCAGACTAGCACTACAGAAACAACTAAATAAGAATGAACGCACACCAACCCTAAAAGCCTTGGCAGATAAGTGGAAGACAATGGATCGGTTCTCGAAACGAGAATTGGGCGGACATGATGTTAAGCCACCATCACAAACGCCAACTAATCCTCCGCCAGTAACAGCACAACTTGCTCCTGGCCAGACCGCAACTGTAGTTGGTCCATCTACTATTTATGGTGGTAATGTTGAAATGAACAAGAAATAATGGCAACTCCCGCGCAACTACCACTAACACTATATCGTGGTGATACTTATCATTGGAGGTTTCAGCTATGGACGGATGATACTAAGTCAACACCAGCCGATCTCACTGATCTAGTTGTGCAAGCACAAGTACGGGATAAAGCTGGTGGAGTTAAAGTAACTGACTTGGTTTGTACTATCGAGTTGCCCAATGTTATTACAATGGATTTACTAACAGAACAATGGGCAACGATGGTGCCAAGTAAAGGTCTGTGGGATATGCAACTAACCTATCCTAGTGGTGATGTATCGACAATCATTGCCGGTCCAGTTACAGTTACTGCGGACATTACTACATGAACGACATGCCAATTGTTGTTGAAGTGGAAGTAATTGAAGCAACCTCGTTTGTTGTTGAAGTAATTCTTCCTACTCAACAAGTAACTTCTATTGTAGTTACACCACCAGAAACAAATTTTATTGATGTATCGAATGTAATGGCTCCTGGCCCGCCAGGAGATAAAGGTGATAAAGGTGATAAAGGTGATCAAGGAGATAAGGGAAATAAAGGTGATGAAGGAATACCCGGTGCAGATTCAACTGTTCCGGGTCCGAAAGGTGACAAAGGAGATAAAGGTGACAAAGGTGATCAAGGTGATCCCGGCTTAACTTATACTTTACCGACAGCATCTACTACTATTCGGGGTGGTGTGCGGATTGATGGCACTACCGTTACCATGTCTGGTGATGTATTATCCGCAATTGGTGACGTAACGAAATCGTATGTTGATACGCAGGATTCGTTGCGTGTATTAAAAACTGGCGATACTATAACTGGACAGTTACAAATTACCGCGCCAGCTAATGCATCTAATGTTGGTCAAAATCTTCTGCTAAATGGTAGTATAACTCCAACTATTCGTTTCCATGATGGATCGAGTCCTGCATTCGGACTGTTATACTATGCCGGTAACTTGTGGATGTGCGGATTTACTGGTGTTGGTGGAACAGGAGAGCAAGATATTTGTTTCTTCTCTACCGCGACAATAGAATTTCGCAAATCATTAACGATGGCAAATAATCGTATTAGAAACCTTGGCGATCCTACTACTATTGATGATGCGGCAAACAAACGATATGTAGATAATTCCATTGCCGCCATTCCGGCTGGTGGTGTAACACAATCTTATGTTGATACGGCTGATAATTTACGTTTACTTAAAGCTGGCGATACTATGTCTGGTGCGCTAACAATGCCTCTGAGTACGGCGGCGGCACCCACACTTAATTTTGCGGGTAATTTAACAACAGGTGTTTTTGGTTCTGCTGGTGCGGTATGTTTTGCCGTTGCTGGTGGGCAACGATTAGCAATCCAATCAACAGTAATGACTTCAACTGTTTTGTTTAGAAATGTTGATGGTACTGCGGCAAATCCTAGTTATACATTTTCAACAGACGCCACCAGTGGTTTTGGCAGACTTGGTGCTGGTGTTGTTGGAATATCCGTTCTTGGTGCGACTCGTGCTTCATGGTCAACTACTGCATTTACCTCAACTGTTCCAGTAGTATTACCAGCCGATCCAACAACTGCTTTACAAGCCGCAACGAAACAATATGTTGATAGTAAACTACCAGTTGCTTTTACCACCAAACCAATAGTTTCCGGCTCACGCAATGGAAGTAATGCGCTTGCTTCACTTATCACTGCACTTGCTGATTGCGGCTTAATTATTGATCGAACAACAGAATAAATGAGCGACAAACAACCGCATGTTAACGGTAATGGTAACACTATCATTGGCGCGGGAGTAAAACTTGGCAGTGCGGTTGTCGAAGCATTAACACCTAACTTTCTAGCTTTGTTACTTATCAATGCATTGTTTCTTGGTTTGCTCTATTGGTTTGTTGATGCCAGAGCCAGACATACTGTTGAATTAGTCAACCGATTATTAGAGACTTGTTTACAAAACAAATAGGAGGCTACCATGATCTCGTTACTACTCACTTTGTTAATACTTATACTGATCTTTGGTGCGATCTTTGCCGTGTTACAATACATGCCATTACCCCAACCGTTTCAGCAAATCGCCTACATAATTCTGTTAGTTCTATTTATAGTCATTTTGATTGCGTATCTGTTACCAATTGGTGGGGTAAGAGTGCTCTAAAAATGCCTTGTAGTACTTGCGCCAAAATTCGGTCTGGTGTCATAAGAATTATTTCGTATTCGTCACAGATATACAAACCAACGACTACTGTGCAACTACCTCCGAAGCCAAAGGGGAATAAGTAATGGGCCGCCGAGAAGACAATATCTTAGCCAATCCGACACGGATTGTTCGACTCAATTTTACTAGAGAACAAATAGATTTGTTGGTTAATTATGCTTTGCATAATGGTTACGAACCAAAACATCCTAGTCACCAAATGGATATGCACGCACAAAATAGTGCAGTCAAATGGAGTATTATGTCTAGACTAGGCTTTGAAAATTAACTCCTGGCGGAATGATCCGCCCGGAGAAACACTCCGGGAAATTGTTACTGTCATACACGATGGTTCACTAAACCAGATTGTTACTATCATGCAGGGTGGTTCATTCTACCATTGTGTTACTATCGCGACTAAATGATTCACTACCGTACGTTGTTACTATCAAGACGGGTGGTTCACTCGTTTCATTTGTTACTATCTCATATGACGATTCGCTTAAACACCAGTGGTACACTAGCCGGTCATAGCTCACTCGGGGTTGCTGTTACTAACCAACCAATTGGTTACACTTCCCTACAATGATACTATCGATTTTGAGGGTTCACTGACCAATTTTGTTACTATCAACCGGATTGGTTCACTCTCCTATCTTTGTTACTAATCCGAGATAGGTGGTTCACTCCTACAATTGGCACACTCCGACTAATTGGTTCGTTATCCTTTCTTGTTACTATTCCAGTGCATAACTCGTTCATCGGAAATGTTACTGTTTGCTTCCGTAACTCATTCACATTTTGTTGGCACACTAAGGTGATTTGACTCGTTCGTTAGCGATGGTACTCTCGGCATTTTCTAACTCGTTCCAACGGTCTGGTACTATTCGCGAACTTAACTTTCGTTCTGCACAGTGGTACACTTGGAATAATAACTCTCTCGTTTCCTCCTTAATTTATTCGTTCATCTAGCATGTTACTATCGTAAGAGGTAACTCGTTTACGCTTTCTGGTACACTATAATGTCATGACTCGTTACTTGATCGATGGTACACTCCGGAACATTAACTCGTTCGTGTGAAATGGTACTATTCATGCTTTGTGACTCATTCACTTATGATGGTACACTATATCATCACTGATTCGTTCCGCTCCTATGTTACTATCGCCAAGTAACTTTCGCTGTTACTCGAATGGAACTCTGGCTCCAAATGGCTCGTTCGGTTTCGCGGGTACACTCATGAACCAATAACTCGCTCCATTTACTTAGCACACTCTCTAGTTTGTGGCTCGTTTCGGCAATGTGTTACTGTTACGGGGAATGACTCACTCGACAATCATGATACTATCACTGATAGCGTGGTTCGTTCATGTCAAATGGTACTATCTGAGAACCTAACTCGTTCTATTACAATGTTACTGTCCGATCTGCTAACTCGTTCAAACCCTTTGTTACTATCCACTTAGATGACTCGTTCTGGTCTGATGGTACTATTCTTTCTTGATAACTCGTTCTCGATTGATGGTACACTTCTTCCGTTTAACTCGTTCGGTTAAAATGTTACTATCTGAACAGGTGACTCATTAGTCTACCTTGGCACACTCACTGGGATTAATTCGTTCGCTCTTGTTGGCACTCTGATCAGCAATAACTCGTTTCGACGCCATGTTACTATTACTATACCTGACTCACTTCAGAAGTATGTTACTATCCAGCGCGCTGGTTCGTTATTCATTCATGTTACTATCTGGTTTGCTAACTCGTTCTTCTGAGATGTTACTGTCACTAGAAGTAACTCGTTCGCTCTTGTTGGTACTCTGATCAGGAATAACTCGTTCCGATATTAGTGGCACACTCTTGAAGCTTGACTATTTCCTAGGCCAGTTCGGTGGCGCAAGGAAATGGGTATGGCCCATGTGGTCAATAACATAGGGCTTCGGCGGCGGCTCGTTAAAGTGCAACTCATACATCACATGATGCAGGTGTGACAAGAACAATTTTACTGCATATCGTTTCGCTCTAGCATGTATATGGGCTGGCGGTAATTTGCCAGTTAAATAGTGCTTCTTTGCCTCAGTATCGGCACTAAAATTCTTGGTTGCTAATGCATGTTCTGCTTGTGACTTGAATTCTAGTGCTTCATTCTTAATAATTTCTTGTTGCTTACGAGCAACGTATACTTTACCATAAATATCGTTATCGTTAGTAGATACTTTAACGAAACTTTCGCCAATAATCCAACAAAGTCGTTTCAATGAACCATTCCACGGGCGTTTTTCTTTCTTATTCCATACCATAGTTGGATCTTGGCCAGCATAACGCCAAATATGCCCAACAGTTGGCGCTTTTGTTATGTCAATATGAGTTACTAATCCTGCCGAAATGATCGGACCAATACCTGTAATGCTCCTGGCCCATGCACTTGCCGGATTACTTGCACTATATGCATCTAATGCTCTGGCAACTTGTTTCTCTAGTGTACTTCTCTGTCCAGTAAGCCAATTCAATACTACATGCGGTTCTTCGTTCTTTTCAAGTGTTCTAGTCTGGTGACTAGCGCGAATACGATCACGCTGCATTGCATAGTAACTATCTACTAGAAATCTTACTTCACGATTAGATAACGTTACAGATGCGTTACGCAAATCCTTAGTTAAACGCTCAATACTACCAAGAATTTCCGCAGCATCAAAATCAGTTGTTTCAGTTTCGCTCATTATAGGTTACATCCTTCTTCGCCAGGAGCATTGATTGCGTTAACCGCAGTGTTATTTCGTTATTTATAGTACGGAATTCTTTAGCAGCTTCTTTACTAAGAAATTCATACAATTCTGGCGTTAGTCGTACGTGAATACGTGGAAAATCTTTAGTTGTTACTTGTCTACCCATGATTAACTCCCCATAACGACACCAGCATCAAGTATTAACCTAAACAATGGCACTGCACTTTGCATTGGCAGTGTAACGTCTAGTTTTATCCTTGCTTCGCCAGTATCAGTGACAGTAAAACTCAAAATATCTGAAGTTTTACTGACAAATTTTGTGGTAGGTGGTTTTTCAATTGTTACTTGATCGAAACTCTTTCTTTTGGCTAGTTTTTCTTCCGGAATTCCGGTAGCTTTGGCAAGTAATACCCGATTATACTGAGATGGCGCACCCTTACCGTTCAACCATTGAAATCCGGCAGAATAATTAGCTGGTTTCCCGACAATGGCGTTAATATCCTGTGCCCTTTTACCGTTAGTTTTACACCATTCGCGTAATGATGTGGCAACTTCACCATATGCTATGATTTGTTCTGGTGTTTGCGGTTTCATTACGCAACTCTCCTAATCCGATTGACCACGCCAGGAGCGGAACGTTGTTCTATTAGTGTATAGTATGCATCCCGCATGGCCGCAGTTATTGTTTTCAGTCCCATTTGATATTGATTATCGATTTTAGACTGCCAGACCCAACCTGTCAACAATCGTAATTCTCGTTCAGAACGATTACGATTCCAAGCTTGGCACATATGCTTATCTAAGTAATGAAATCGGGCTACTTTGTAGATATCTTGCTTTATTTCTAGTGAGAAACGCATTATTTTATCCTTTCTTCTAGGTATTCGATCAGATATACTGCATAGGCAATAACAAATGTATTACCCTCAAAAACAAACGTTTCGTTCCGTTCACAACCTTGTTTTAGTAGCCGTTCTACTTTGCTAGAAAACCGATTTAGCATCGGGCGATCCCAAGATATTGTCAACATTTTATTTTCCTTTCGATAGAAGAACTGTACTCCTGGCGGATTGACCGCCAGGAGTCGATTGGATTAAGTATCGATACCCTCTTGAATTAGTTTGACAGTTTCATCGTCAAATGCTTCGTATATACTATCGTATTTAGTGCAATTATACTCACTTTCATTAACGGGGAACACTTCTACAATCATATAAGCTGCGCCGAATTCAGTTTCACCATCTGGCCCTTCATATATCGTTGCCGATACCATTTCGTCGCCATTATGGTCCAAATCAGTGTTTTCGTTGGCCCATACTCTATCCTTAAATTCAAAAATCATTGCAGCCCTAGCTAGTGTCCAAGGGTCGTCTGTATATACTAGGATATTGGGGGAAAAATGGCTTACGCCATCGTTGCCATTGCCATAACTTACGCCATACCATTGTTGCATTTTACTACAACCTTTCATTTAGGTAACGCAATAGATACTTTCCATAAGCAACCACAATTTCACGGTTTTCAAAGAAAAACGTATCGTTACCGTTTTTCTCGGCAAGCTGCAACGCAAGCGTGAATTTATCGGGCTTATCAGCAACGAGTTTGTGCATCATGTCTTCTAGTCGCAAGATACGCTCAATTGGGGATTCAATATACATTGTGTTTCCTTTCCACTTTCCAGCTTGTGCTGGCCACTACAGCATGTTGCCATGCTGTAATGGTCAAAACAATCTGTTAGTTTAGTTACCCTCGCAAATAGCTGTATATACAGCATCTAGTGGTTTATCTATTAGCTTATCCAATGCATTAGCTGCATCAATTAGTCCGGATACGTCACAATCTTTGACTAGATTGTGGATCATATCCTCTAGCGCAATTACTCTGGCAATAGCATCCTGCCGGGTAATTTTGCGTGGTGGCTTTATTCCGTCAATCAATTCCATTGTATATACTCCATTGTAGTGCCAAGCTTGCGCTTGCCACGCTACCCTAGCAAGCTAGGGTAGTATGGTAAAAGCAAGTTAACTTTTCATCTTGTCCATTAGTTGTTTACGCTTTGCATTAACTTCATCGCGGATCATTTGCTGCCGTACGCCTTCAAATTGGCCACGCAATTTCTTAATCGCGCGATCTTTGCGGATTCGCTTACCTTCCGTTCTTTCCTTAGCAGTGCCTGTCATTACGCGCTCCAATCGATTGAATAATCCCGTCTAGTAGGCGCGGGATGTAGCATTTCTTCCATCATTGCTTCACACTCTGCAATCTTAAGCGAAAGCAATGAACATTCTGCGCTGGTAGCATGGCGCATATTACGCGCTTTCCGATATTGGTCGCGCGCTTCCGTTAGAATTTCCAGCCGCAAGGTATCTTGTGTAACTTGTGCCATTGTATATTCCCTAGTTGTTTAGTCCCAAGCTTGCGCTTGCCTATGGTAGCTCCTGGCGTACGCCAGGAGAACCATAGGTAAAAGCAAGCTACTTCACTTTGACTAGCTTTCCGTTCTCCATCATTGCTTCCGCATACCACTTGTGCGGCTTCGGGTAATGCGGCCCCTCTAGTGCAATGCGGCCATTAGTTGGCACGCTACCTAAGCCGGGTTGGAAAACTTCTATGGTCTGGCCACTGGCCAAAGCATCCTTAAGGGCTTTCTTAGTGGCGAAATTGGGAGACACATAAGCCATTTGGTTAGGTTTCCTTGTTTATGGTGATCTACTGGTAGCCTAGGCGAACGATGGGCCGCCTAGGATGGTCCCACACGGCGTCTGGCCTAGGGGCTGGTAGGGTAGGCGCGGCCAACCCTCCAAACCCGCCTAGGACGCTCCTAGGCGGGTTGGCGTTGATGTGGTCCTAATGGTGGGCCGCATCCTGGCCCTTGCCAGCCTGTGCCAGTAGGCCAAGGGCCACTAGCAGGCTGAAAGCTGGCATTCCATCCTGGCCAGCTTTGATGGCATCTACTGCCAGCATAGCCGCATCGATGCTAGCCGCTTCGGCTACCAGTGGCGCGTCTATGGTCTGGCCAGCGTGTATGAACACTCGGCCGCTACCGCCAACCACAAAGGTATGATTGCGATACAGATACATTTCTAGATCGTTGAACATTCGGAATAGCCTTTCATCGGTTAGGTAAACGCTAGCAGGATGCTAGGCCAGCGTGCGCTGGTGATAGCTACCTAGCTAGCTAGGTAGCTGTCATAAGAGCAAGCTATTAGTTCCCCCAAGGCAATGAAAATTTATCGGCACAAATTGGGCCATAGCCTACTGATACACTGCGCTGGTCTGTAAGCTCGCGAGCACAGAAGCAACAGCTACCTGTGGCTTTGCCATAGGCGCTGGCAACCTTGGCAGGATTAGCAGCGAAATTCGCCAGCAAGGCGGTAAGGGCAGTAGCCGTTGCCATATCAACCTTGCCGGATATATCCCACTTGCCACTAGTGTCAACCCGGCCATACCAAATGGCGGAACCAAATGGCTTGCCATCGGTCACATTCACTGTGCCAGGAAAGCGTGCATTAGTGCCAGCAACGGAAAGTGCTACTGGCGAACCATCGGCCAATTGTAGCCTAACCTTGGGATGTTTTAGGCGTTCACTGGCGTTCTTAAACAATTCAATTACGCCAGAAAAATCCCCTAGGTTAACGCTAGTGTTTTCCTTGGGCTTGTTTGCATCGGCTACTAGTTTGCGTACCCAAAACATTTGCTTTTCGCTTAATCCGCGATCCGCAGCTTGTGCCAGTAGTGAACGCGCGAATTCCTGCGATCTAGCCGGAAGGGTTGGCATTGCATCCGTCAAAGCTTTAATGTCATTATCCATTGGTCTATTCCTTTGTATATATTGACGTATTCAAGCTTGCGCTTGTGACGGTAGCCTAGTGGCCTAGGCTACTATCAGAAAAGCAAGCTAATCCTTATCAAACAAGCTAGCTGACACGCTTGCGTATACGCAAAGCTTGTCAGCATGGTTTGTATATGCGGTAAGCACATAGCCACGGGTTGACAGGTAGCCGTTGTGGCCAGTGTCGCGCGCATGTTGCATAAGCTTCTGCGCGTCGCACTCCATAAGGAACAATAAGCTGTCTAGCTCAATATCGGCAAAATGCTGATTGTGCATAATTACCGCCTTAGCAGTCTGGCGAAACGTTCGCATATCATGATCATTTAGCATTGGCGTTATTCCTTTCCGCAAGCTGCTAGGAAACGTGACACATCAAAACGCGGATTAGTTTCGCGCAATGCATAAGCTACATTCCGCACATCATCCCACCATTGCTGCGAACGATTAGTGTCGCAATCAGCTAGTGGCTTAGTCTGATAGAAAGCTTGCGCGATCAAATTGAAATCTTTGCGTGACATTGTGTTAGCCTTTCATTGTTTAGGTAGTGCCAAGCTTGCGCTTGCCTAGGCTAACTCCTGGCGTGGGCCAGGAGTAGCCTAGGGAAAAGCAAGCTAATTAGTGGCTAGCAAGTTTTCCAAATCGGCAATGGCTTGCGGCATTTGATTGCGCTTGTAAATCTTGCCAGTAAATCCGCCAGCCGCACGCAACATATTCGTTGGCGTATAAGCCCGGTTTACTTTCATACCACCTGAGTTAAGGTAAAACTTCATCGCGGATTTAATCACCAGCATTGTATATGTGTTAACTTGCTCTGGCCCAGTAAATGAAATTGTCATTGTATTATCCTTTCCTATAGCGTGCGACGCGCAACGTGAAATCCTCGCGCGCTTCACTTTCATCGTTAAAATAATGTCCCCAATAATGAGAACCGTCATCGTCGTTCCGGCAATGGGTAACGAACCGATGCGGTTTGTTTGGCCCAAAATCCCGTAGAACAACGCTAAACGCTACCGTTGCACATTGCTTAGGGAAGCTTTCACTAGCAATAATCTTTACCATTTCATTATCCTGTCATTTGATTAGGTAGTGCCAAGCTTGCGCTTGTGGCCGCATCTAGCAAGCTAGATGCTACCAGAAAAGCAAGCTATCCAAGGTAAAGTGTTCCGCCATTGGTCATTGTGCCGAATGTGCCAGCGAACATTTCGCAGTGTTCCGGAGTGTCACTATCAGCATAGCAAGCAATTAGCTTGCTTGCTTCCGCCTTAGTGATTTTCAGCCATAGCTCACTAGTGCCAAATCTTGGCAGAACGTAAATGGCTTTCGCCATTTTAACCGCGCAACGTAGGCTAGCAACTGTGGTAATGTCATAGCGTGCCATTGTATATACTCCATTAGGTTGGGCCAGCGTATGCTGGCCAGACCAGCTACCCGGCAAACCTTGCGGCTTGCCGGGTAGCTGGTCTGGTAAACATAAGCTTTTAGTTCTTTTCTAAGATCGCAACCAAACGGCGACCATTGGGAGGGGACTTGAACCCTCGTGTCTGTCCTAATGAGCGTTTAGCTCGGCCTTTTCTTTTCGTCTCGCTTTTCTTGAACTAAGATATAGCCGGCTAGTGGCGGGCTTACAAGTGTTTTCTGGCACCATAAAACACTTTGTCGATCACGAACGCGTGATCACTAGCGCCTAGGATGGCGCTAGGCGGGTTGGCCCTTGGGATGGCCCATTGTGCGGGGTTGCCAGCCGATGGCCCTAGGGATGGCTCTAGATCGCGGGCACTGGCCCTTGGCCCAAGCTGGCAACGCCAGCTTGCCCACCGATCCCTAGCCTGTCAACCCTAGGGCCAGCTTGGGACAGCTAGGGCTAAGATGCACGCTAAGGCGCCTAGGATGGCGCTAGGGCGGTTCTAGGGGTTTTCTGGTGTCATCTATCGTCCCAAGGTTTGTTCACGTTTGTTCTCATTTTGGGGTTGTAAGCCCACTCTACCTAGGGTTGTGATGAGACTAGTCTCAACCCATGAGACGATTCTCAGTTCTCAGAACTGAGACTAGGACCGAAATGCGACTAGTCGGATCAGGCAATGACACGCCAGGAGGAATAATCCACTAGCGCAATAGCTTATTTGGTAACGGATCGCTAGCGTTATATCGTGATTAGTAATAGATCGGTGGTAGATCAAACTGATAAGAGAATGACACTCCTGGCGTGAATGGTGCGTATGCGGAAGGAAATTTTAGTAGCTTGTAAATTTGGTGGCGAATTGCTAGGTTAATGGTTCGCCAACGATTAGGCGGTTTGATCTGTGAAAGGAATGAATATGTCTCACACTAACGGTGGCACAAATGGTGCCACTATGGGCAAGCGCGAGCGTCGCACCATCTTGGAGTCCGATGTTGCACTACTTAAGCAATTGCAGGATTATCTAGGGCCAAATCAGACTGCAATACCCTTTTCGTCCCTATCTACGGAACAAAAATTGGCGCTTATTCCTTCTGCTAGTCCGCGACTAGTTAGG